CAGTTGGTGGCGTGGCGAAACGCCGATGGGTGCCGTATTGCTATCGGTTGTCATGGCAGCAATGCGAATCGCTTACGGCGGAGGCGGCTGGAAGAAAATGATGCTCGAAGGAGCAATCTGCGGAGCTTTAACCCTCACCGCCGTGTCGGCTCTTGATTACTTCAATCTTCCACAGTCCCTTTCCATTGCCATCGGTGGCGCGCTCGGGTTTGTGGGGGTGGAGCAGGTGAAAATTATGGCAGGCAGGGTGTTTAACTCCCGTTTTGGAGGTGGTGATGCAAACCAGTGATAAAGGCATTGCCCTGATCAAGCAGTTTGAAGGCTGCAAGCTCACCGCCTACCAGGATAGCGTCGGCATCTGGACGATTGGCTATGGCTGGACTCAACCTGTAGACGGTAAACCGATCCGCGCCGGGATGTCGATTAATCAGGAAACGGCTGAGCGCCTGCTGAAGACCGGGCTGGTCAGTTACGAAAATGACGTGTCTCGCCTGGTTAAAGTGCGTTTGGCTCAGGGGCAATTCGACGCCCTCGTGTCGTTCACGTATAACCTCGGCGCCCGGTCATTGTCGACATCGACTCTCCTGCGAAAACTCAACGCCGGTGATTACACTGGTGCTGCCGATGAGTTCCTGCGCTGGAATAAAGCTGGCGGCAAAGTCCTGAATGGTCTGACCCGTCGTCGTGAGGCGGAGCGCGCTCTGTTCCTGTTATGAGTCTGCGCTACAAACTGGTTATCACCGCGTTCCTGCTGGCTACCCTCGGTGCGCTCATCTGGTCAGCCAGCCACTATCACGATAAGTACCAGGCGGAAAAGAAACGCGCTGATGCTGCTGAGCAGAACGCCAGCGCCGCCGAAGCGATTACCGCCAACGTCATTCAGGCCGTTAACGTCATCAACGCCATTTCAGAGGCCAATCAGGATGCAAAGAACCAGATCGCACTGGAGTCACAGGGAGCCCAGGCGGATATCAAAGTGGCTGTTGCGAATGATGATTGCGCTCGTCAGCCTGTGCCTGTTGCAGCTGCTTACCGGTTGCGGCAATACGCGGACAGTTTACGTACCGGTTCCGGTAGTGCCGCTTCCGGCAAAACTGACCGCTGAAACGCCGCAGCCAGTTATTCCCGACCCGCTGACTTACGGGGCGAGTCTGGATCTGAATGTGAGCCTGCTGTCGGCGCTGGGCCAGTGCAACGTCGACAAGTCCAGTATCAGGAAGATAGAGGCATCACGTGCCTCGCAGTTTTAGCTCTAAGCTCATTTTGGAGGATTTGTAGACAGAAAATAAGTTATTGGGTAGCTAGATCTGCATCATAGATGTTAGTGAAAAAGATTGGTATTGTTCAAATATCACTCTTCACAAATGGATATTCATATGCTGTCATTAATATTTGGTGCTGGTGCAAGTTACGGCTCAGAAGCTAAAGGTGTTCCTACTCCACCTCAAGGTGATTACTTATTTGGTGAACTTGAAAAGCTAAATGGGGCTTTTTCAGGGCTGCCAGAGGAAATAAAGCATGAATTTCGTGAGAAGGGTTTTGAGCAAGGCATGCTTATTGTGCCAAACGACAGTTCGATAATCAACCCTTTACAAAAAGAGTTGGCTTTATATTTATCTGCGTTTAAACCAAGCGAAAATAATGTATATGTCAAATTGTTTAGGATGTTAGGTGATTTAATTAATGAAATTCATCTGATGACATTAAATTATGATCTGTTGATAGAGCAATCACTTGCAATCTCAGGCGTCAAATATGTGCGTTATGGAGTATATGAGGGAGAAGTTTCTTTATTGAAGGTTCATGGTTCCTCTAACTTTGTTCCAGATGTGGGAGAGGCATTATTAGGGGGGATGACAGCAGTGAATTGCGGCTCTTTCATTAGAACAGACCGCATGATTTGTCTAAATAGTCACGATGATATCCAGCGCTGGTGTGATAGTGCTAAGTCCGACTTTTTGAGTCCGATGATGTGCATGTACAATAAAGAAAAAAGAGCGGTGATAAATAAAGAGATGATTGAGGCTTTAAAAAGTGATTTTATTAAGGCAGTAACTGAGTCCGAAACGGTTGTTATAGTAGGCGTTAAATACGTTCAACATGATCATCATATTTGGGATGCGATTTTAGATTCAAAGGCGGATGTTATTGTTGTTGATCCAAAACCTGATGAGGAATTGATTAGCGAGCTTAAACGGATGGGAATAAATACAACTATAATTGAGAGGCCTTTTGGTGATTGCGTTATGAGATTAGCAGGTTTGATTCGTAGCAAGTTAAGAACGAAAAGTGTCTTATAAGTGCCGTTAAGCCCATTGATGTTTGGTGCCATTGATATTCCGCTTTTGCGTAAGCTTAAAACTAAATTAACTGGTATGGTACCGATATCATTGTAAAAGCCACTTCCGAGTGGTTTTTACAATGGCTTTAACCAAAGGAACAGATTCATGGCAAAACCGGACTGGGGAGCGCTGCAAGACCAGTTCCTCGCCGAGCATGCCAAAACGGGTATATCGCCGAAAGAGTGGTGCGAAGCGCAGGGACTGAATTACACATCTGCGCGCAGGTACATCAAAAAGCCAGCTGCGCAAAAAACTGCGCAGAAGGAAGTGCGCAAAACTGCGCAAAGCCAGATGCCACACGTGGTTGTGGTTGAGGCTACTTCACCACCTGACGGCGATACTACGCAGGAAAGCGCGGGTATCCTTAAGCCACAGCATGAGCAATTTGCGCAGAACATTGCGCGGGGCATGCCACAGAAAGAGGCGGCGATATGCGCGGGCTACTCACCTTCGCGCGCTGACTCTCAGGCCTCCATCCTGTTTAAACGCCCGGATATTCGCAGGCGCATCAGAGAGCTGCGTCAGGATGCCGCGCTGCTCGTATCTTTCGACGCAAAAGACCTGGCTGAACTCTCTTACAAATCGGCGAAAGCCGCGCTTGATGCTGAGAAGTTTGGGCAGGTGGCCCCTAACATCAAGAACGCCGCGCAGCTCACCGGCATCGACATGAGCAACAAAACGGAAGTGAATGTCGATCTGGCTGGCCTGAGTTACGGAAAGGTCTGCATCGTCACGCCGTCGAACTGCCCGCCGGAAGCGTGGACGGCGCACATGGATAAGCTGCGCGAGGGAAAGCAGACAGCCCAACAATAATCGATGGTGTCCTGTACTCATTCAGTAGCAACTGGGTGCTCGGGACGCTTTACGACGCGCCGATAGGCTCTGTCCGCTGGCGCTGGACGTATGGCGGTCGTGGTGGCGGCAAGTCGGTAGAGATTGCCCGCGCGCTGGTATTGTTGGGCGCTATCGAGCCGATGATCATCCTCTGCGCTCGTGAATTCCAGAACTCCATCAACGATTCGGTGCTGGCGCTGCTGGACTCTGAAATCCACTCGCTTGGCCTGGCTCACTTCTACAAGGTCAAGAACAACGAGATAGAGGGAAGCAACGGCACCCGGTTTACCTTCAAAGGCTTGCGAAACAACATCCAGAGCATTAAGTCGATGCACGGCATCAAAATATGCTGGGTGGAAGAGGCGCAGACCGTATCGCAGGACAGCTGGGACATCCTCGGGCCGACCGTTCGAGCCAACAAATCGGAAGTATGGGTGTCGTTTAACCCGCGAGAGGCTACCGACCCGACTTACGCCATGATGGAGCGGCACCGCGCCGATCCCCCTGATGGTGGAGCGATTATCACCTGCGTCAACTACTGCGATAACGCCTTCTTTCCTGACGTGCTCAGGCACGAAATGGAGTATTGCAAGCGCATCGACTTCGAGGCTTACGAACACATCTGGCTGGGCCTGCCGAAGGCGCTCAGTGAGGCCGTCATCTTCTCTGGCAAATACCGGGTTGAGGCATTCGCTGACGACCTGTGGCAAAGCGCCGATCGCCTGTTCTTTGGCGCTGACTTCGGCTTTGCCAACGACCCATCAACGCTGGTTCGCTGCTTCATCATCGGCACTCGTCTGTACATCGAGTACGAGGCCTACGGTGTCGGCGTCGAGCTGGATGAAATGGCGTCGTTCTATGACTCGGTGCCAGAGGTGAGGCGCTGGCCCATCCATGGCGACTGTAGCCGACCAGAGACCATCAGTTACCTATCGCGTCAGGGTTTCATCATCGACGGCGCGACCAAATGGCCTGGAAGTGTTGAGGACGGGATCACCTATCTGAAAGGGTTCGAAGAAATCATCATCCATGAGCGCTGTAAGCACATGGTCGATGAGGCGCGCCTTTACTCTTACAAAACAGACCGCATGACGGGCGAAGTGCTTCCGGTTGTAGTGGATAAGCATAACCACCTGTGGGACGCCGTGCGCTACTCGCTGGATGGTTACATCACAAGCGTTGGCGATCTCGGTGTCTGGGCCGCCCTGGGCAAACAATAACAGTGAGGGGATATGTCCCGAAAGAAACGCCAGAGCGGCGCACAAAAGCCCGTCCGGACTGGTGACGGGTATAACAACTTCGCTGCCAAACTAGGCGGGTACACCGCCAATATACAGAGCGGCGGTAGTTATCAGCCGGGCTACATCTCACGTAACCGCGTGCAGCTGGAATTTGCGTATCGTTCATCGTTTCTGGTGGGCGCTGGCGTAGACGCGATGGCTGATGACATGACCCGCAAAGGCATCAACATCAGCTCTAAACTTCAGCCTGGTCAAAAGGGAAAGTTCGAAACGTTCTGGGATGACATCGCTATCTGGGATGGCCTGAACGACACCCTGAAGTGGTCACGCCTCTATGGCGGCGCGCTGCTGGTGGTCCTGCTGGAAGGACAGGACATGTCCACTCCGCTGAAGCTTGACCGCATCAAAGAGGGCCAGTTTAAAGGGGTGATGTGCCTCGACCGCTGGCAGGTCAGCCCGAGCTATTACGATCTGGTGACCGATTACGGCCCGGAGTTCGGCAAACCGAAATATTACAAGGTGGTGACCAACCAGCAGGGGATCCCGCCCTGGAAGATTCACCACAGCCGCATTATCCGCATGGAAGGTGACTCGCTGCCATTCCAGCAGGCCCAGACCGAGAACGGCTGGGGGATGTCGGTTGTTGAACGCATCTTCGAGCGCATTCAGGCATTCGATACGGCTACCGTGGGCACCACGCAGCTGATTCATAAAGCGCACCTGCGCACGTACAGCATTGAGGGACTGCGCAAGATTCTCGCCACTGGAGGTACGCTGGAGGATGGGCTGATGAAGCACATGGACATGATCCGTGAGTTCCAGACCATCGAAGGCATGACCATCATGGATAAGTCGGACGAGTTCCAGACCCACAGCTACTCGTTCGCTGGCATCGCCGACGTCATCCTGCGCTTTGCTGAGCAGGTATCCGGCGCAACTGGTATACCGCTGGTGCGCCTGTTCGGGCAATCACCGTCCGGGTTCAGTACTGGCGACGGAGATCTGGAGAACTACTACAGCCGCGTTAACTCGTTGCAGGAACGCCGCCTGCGCCGCCATATCCGCTGGCTGCTGGACATCACCTGGCGCTCGCTGTTCGGCCAGCCATTGCCGGAAGATTTCACCTTCGAGTTCAACAAACTCTGGGAGATGTCGGACACCGACCGGGCGACGATGGCCAGCAACGTGGCCACCGCTCTGGCGACAGCCGTGCGCGATGTCGGTATGCCGCAGCACGCCGCGCTGAACGACCTGCGCAACCTGTCTGACATCATCGGCATCGGCGGCTCTATCACCGACAAGGATATTGAAGATGCCAAAGCAGAATGGGAGGAGGCTGAATCTGAAACCGAACCTCCGCCGCAAATCGGAACGCCAGTATCAGAAAAGCCTACAGGAGATAGCGCGCCAGTGCGGAGCGATAGTAACTGGATATTACGATGGTTCGGAGGCCAGCGCCGAGCAGGTTAACGCCCGGCTGCTGGATTACTCACTGCTGATTGACGACTGGGCTGACCGGGTAGCTAAGCGCATGTTCCTTCAAGTTGAGCAGGAGGAGTGGAACCAGTGGCGATCTGTGTCGCAGGAGATATCTGAGGGGCTGCGTGATGTCGTCGGCAATACGCCGGTGGGGTTCGTGGCTCAGGACATCGTGGCACGGCAGGTGCAGCTGATTAAGTCCCTGCCACTGGAGGCCGCCGACCGCGTCCGTGACATCCAGGCGCGCGCAATGGTGGCCGTCATTAACGGCGAACGCCCCGACGCGCTCTACCAGATGATTATGGAGTCCGGTGACGTGGCCGAGAGCCGCGCGAAGATGATCGCCCGCACCGAGATTGGCCGGGCTACGACGGCGCTCACTCAGGCGCGCGCCGAGTCGATTGGCTCAGAGGGCTACTGGTGGCGCATCGAGGGTGCCGGAACGAGGGATTCGCATCGGCGAATGAAAGATAAGTTCGTGCGCTGGGATAACCCGCCGACGCTGGACGGTATGACCGGGCATGCGGGGTGCCTGCCGAACTGCAAATGCTGGCCGGAAGTGCAGGTGCCAGCACCGAGAAAATAACGGGCCGCCATTGAGCGGCCTTTTTTATTGCCCGCAATTCAGCAGGTAAGCCATGAGCAAAAAAGTAATTATCGACTGCCGAAAAACAGAGCACTGCGCTTTTATTCAATTCCGCGTAGGTACGGTCACCGCTACCTATAAGCGCGCTGGCAATTTATCCGTTCTCAATGCCAGGGGGCGCGGCAACGTTCGTCAGCTCAAAGCCCTCTTGCGCAAGTTTGTCAGGAGCTCTGACCGCTCGTTAGTGTGAGGCACAAAATGAAATACTTCTTCACTACCCGCCTGGGCGAAACGCGCTACCAGCTGGCGGACGGCTCCCTGCTGTGCAAAGACGTCCCGATCGCCCGCACTGGGACGCAGCAATATCTTTCCGAAGAGCTTAATCAGGACGATCTAATCCCCGATGCCAATGGGCTAATTACCGCATATCGCACTGAGGACGAGGTTTTCTCCCCGGAAACGATGGCAAGTTTTGAAGGCATGGCGGTAACGCTGGATCACCCTGAAGACGGCGAAGGCAATATCGTTTTCGTTAACCCGGCGAACTTCGCGGAATTGGCCCACGGCCATATCCAGAACGTCCGGCGCGGTACCGGCGATAAAGTCGACCTGCTGATCGCCGATGTGCTGGTGAAGCGCCAGGAGGGCATCGACGCAATCAACGCCGGAAAGAACCAGGTCAGCTGCGGATACGACGCCAAATACATTCCAGCAGGGGTGGGCAAGGCAAAACAAACAGAAATCACAGGAAACCATCTGGCCATCGTTGATAAGGGTCGGGCGGGTTCCCGCTGTGCAATCGGGGATTCAGCCCCATCAACCAAAGGAAGCAATATGAAACAGCAGACGTGGTTTCAGAAGCTGGCCAATGCCATTCGCACCAAAGACGATGATGCGCTGGCTAAGCTGGTGGACGAAGCGCCGGATATGCCGTCTGATGGCATGGGTTCCATCCCCGGCTCAACGATCAATATCAACCTCCCTTCACAGGCTACCGCGCTGCCGGCAGACCAAAAGACTACGGTCGATGAAGATGCCGATCCGGACGACGACAAGCCGACTGGTGATGAAGACGTTCCGGCCTGGGCGCAGGCGCTTATTGCCCGCCTCGATAAGCTGGAAGGTAAAACTGGCGACGCTGATCCGGATGACGACAAAAAAACCGGTGACGAAGACGCAGAAGAAGACGCCAAGGTGACCGGCGATGCGGCGTATAAGCGCAACATCATCGGCGACGCTGAGATTATCTGCCCTGGCTTCCAGCCAACTGGCGACAAAGGTCTTAAACGTCAGGTGCTCAATCAGGCGCTGCGCACGGGTGACAGCCTGAAGGCGTTTGGCATTGCCGACTTCGCCAAGGCGCCAAAGGCCACCGTTGACGCGGTGTTTAAGGCTGCCGTCGAGATTAGTAAAGCCAAGAACCACATCACCCCGCCATCTGGCAAACCAACAGGTGACCGCGCCCGCGGCCATATGACCCCGGCAGAGCTGAACAAAATCAACGCCGATTTCTGGAAACACAACCAATAAGGTAACCAACAATGGCTGGTAAAGCTTATTTGACTCGCATGGGGATTGGTTTCCCAGGCTCAGTTACTCGTCCGCAGGATCTCACAGCAGAGCCTGCAATCCTCGATGCCACTAAGCCATTCCCTTCGTATGGTCTGGCTGGCAAAAACCTCAAAGGTACGTTTGTACCGTTGGAGGCCGGTGACACCGTTGCTGATGTGGCGGGCCTGTTCATTCGTCCGTATCCAACTACCAACCCAACCGATGCGCGTGCGCTGGGGGTTAGCGCTGGTTATACCGGCGATGTACTTAAGCGTGGTTACATCTGCGTGGCAGTTCCTACGGCTCAGGCCAGTGCCGCCAAAAAGGGCGACAAGGTTTACATCCGCGTCGCCGCCCCGACCACCTCCAGCCCTCTGGGCTCCATTGTGCTCACCCAGGACAGCACCGCCGCAAACACCCCGGAGCTGACCATCGCCAAGGTGATGGGCCCCGGCGATGCAGCGGCAACCACCACCCACGGCAACGTTGAAATCGCCTACAACATCTAAGGAACGATGAATGTTTACTATCGATAAAGCCACCGTAGACGCTGCTGGCGTATTCCTGGTTGGCGAACTTGAGCGCCTTGACCAGACGCTTAACCTGCCGCTGGTCAGTTATAAGTGGTCGCGCGATATGCCGCTGCGCAGCGACGTATCCATTGCTGACGAGCAGTCATCCTTCACCAACACCGATTTGGCGGCCGCCGGTGGCGTGAACCCGAACGGTAAGAACTGGATTGGCAAGAACTCCACCGCGATCCCGCAGACCAACCTCTACATCGAGAAGACCGCACAGCCACTGAGCCTGTGGGGTATGGAGCTGGGCTGGACTCTCCCTGAGCTGGCATCTGCGCAGCAGGTAGGCCGCCCGGTTGACAGCCAGAAGTACGATGCCATGCAGCTGAAATGGAACATGGATATCGATGAGCAGGTATACATCGGCGACAGCGATCTGGGCATCACCGGCCTGTTGAACCTCTCTCAGGTAACGCCAATCAGCGCTGCTAAAGCATGGGCTACCGCAACACCGGATGAAATCGTGCAGGACTTTAACCTGCTTCTTTCCCAGGCATGGGTTAACTCAGGCTACGCGATTTGCCCGAAAAAAGTCGGTCTGGCGCCGGAACTGTTCGGCCTGCTGGCTAGTAAGAAGGTATCTGACGCGGGCAACATCTCCGTGCTGGAGTACGTGAAGATCAACTGCATCGCGTTCCAGGAGAATGGCGCGCCGCTGGAAATTGTGTCCATGAAATGGGCGTCTAAGCGCGGCGCTTCCGGTGCGCACCGTGTAGTGGCGTACACCCAGGATGAGAAATTCATCCGCTTCCCGCTGGTGCCGCTGCTGAATACCCCGCTGGAGTATCGCGGGCTGTACCAGCTGACAACCTACTACGGCCGTCTGGGCCAGGTGGAAACCCCGTACGGCAACACCATCTCCTACATGGACGTGCCTGTAGCGTAACCCACATGGCGGGGCAACCCGCCGTTCTGGAGAGAACATGAAATATCTCGTAACTTCCGGTGCGGTTCTGCGCTTCACCGACGGCACGCAGGTTGAATTGACGCCTGGTGTTCATAGCTTCGATAAGTACGTAACTGAGCACTGGTCATTTGGTGCGCATGCGCAGGCCATCAGTGAAGATGAGCTGAAACAGAGCCAGGGCGATGAAGACCTCGTGCTTAAGGTCTCAGGGCTTGAAAACACCATCACCGGCCTGCAACAGCAGCTGGATGAAAAGACTACCACTATCGACGATCAGCTTAAGCAGATCGAAGAGAAGGACGGCACCATCACCGGTCTGCAACAGCAGCTGGATGAAAAGACTACCACTATCGACGATCAGCTTAAGCAGATCGAAGAGAAGGACGGCACCATCACCGGTCTGCAACAGCAGCTGGATGATCTGACCGAGAAGTTGGCCGCGCTGGAGGCTGGTAATGCCAAAAAACAGCCTTCTGCCAACAAGTGATCAGTTCCGCACCGACTTCCCTGAATTTTCCGACAGCACCAAATACCCCGACACATCCGTAAATTTCTACCTGAATCAGGCTGATTGCCTGCTCAATCAGGATGTGTTCGGCTGCCAGTTTGTTTACCTCGCTGAGTTGTTCACGGCTCACTATGCAGAATTGCGTGGGCGGGCAACCGCTGGCACTGCTGGTGGTGTGAATACTGCCGGGAGTGGTGTCGCATCATCCAAGTCTGTCGATAAGGTCAGCGTCAGCTACGACAACTCAGGCACCATCAACCCCGATGCCGGATTCTGGAATAAAACCGGATACGGCCAGGAGTTCTACTGGTGGTGGTCGATGTCAGGCGCTGGCGGGCGGCTACTGCTATGAGCGGCGTGAAGATCAGGACAGATAACGCGGCTTCTGTGCTGGCGGGCCTGCAAAGTCTCTCCCGCATGGATGTGCTGGTGGGCATCCCTGAATCCAACGCGACACGTGAAGACGGGGAAGAGCTCAACAACGCCGAGATCGCCTATCTGCAATCCACCGGGGCAACAGTCCGGCTCGGTGGGCAAGAGGTGACGTTGCCGCCGCGCCCGTTTCTGGACATCGGTATTGAGGATTCGGCAAAGGTAACCGCTGAGCATCTCAAGGCGGCTGCTGGTCACGCGCTGGATGGTAACTTCACCGCTGCGGAGCGCGAGCTTACTGGTGCTGGGCAACTGGCGTCCGATGCCGCGAAGCGCGTTATTACGGACGGGGATCGGCTGGCTCCAATATCTGATTTAACCATCCAGAAACGCAGAGAGCGCGGGTTTGCAGGGATTAAGCCGCTGTATGACCACGGTTACCTGCTGCGCTCGATCACCTTCGTTGTGAGAGGTAAAAAATAATGCCTTTTCTCGATGTCACTGAGGTGTTGTCGGATCCTGATTTCTGCGATTACACGCTGGTCTGCACCCGCAACCACCAGGCGAAAGACGCTGACGGATTCGCGACCAACACTAAAGAGGAGATCCCCTTCAACGGCGTGGTGACGGTGGATCGTTCGCTGGAAGCCAGACGCATGGCAGCCGGGCAGTCTATCGGCGGTGCAATCCTGGTGGTGACCACTTTCCGCTTAACCCAGGGAAAGACATCTCTGGATGCCGACGTGGTGCTCTACAACGGACGGCACTACCGCGTCACGTTTGTCGATCCGTACACCTCGTACGGCGCTGGCTTCGTTCAGGCGCACTGTGAGCTGATGGAGTTCGACGGAGGTACGCCAGTTGAATGACACCACGCAACCTGGCTACCTGACGCCGACCAATCCGGTACCGCAATACGACCAGGTGCTGGAACGTGAGCTGAGCCGGTGGATTCGCGGTGTTTCTGGTCTGCCTGACGGTATGGCTATGCCGCGATTCACTGACCCACAGCCCGCTATCCCGCCGCTGGGCACCAACTGGTGTGGGTTTGGTATTACCGAATTTCAGGATGCGGCCAACCCGGATTTCATCACCAAAGATGATGACACCGACTACCAGTGGCAGTTTGAAAGCCTGGTGGTGCTCTGTTGCTTCTATGGCCCCGGCGGGCAGGCTTACGCTAAGACGTTCCGCAGCGGCCTTTTTGTGTCGCAGAACAACGCAGAGCTAAACCGGGTCGGACTGACTCTGGGTGAGGTTGGGCGCATCATTCCTGCGCCCGAGCTGATCAACAACCAGTGGCAGCGCCGCTATGACCTGTCCGTAACGTTGCGCCGCAAGGTTGTCCGCGAATACGGCATCAAATCGTTCCTCTCAGTTCCTGTAGAATTTTTCGGAGATTAACCTATGCCTAACGGCTTATCTGTATCACGCGTCGTGCGCGTGCAGGTTTCGCTCGCGCTCAGGACGGCGCAGGGGCGCGACTTCGGCGCTCTGCTTATCCTTGGGGCTTCAGGCGTCATTACAGCACCAGAAGTCATGCGCCTGTACAACGACATCGAAAGCGTGGCCGCCGACTTCGGCACCACCTCGGAAGAGTATAAGGCCGCAAACCTGTACTTCCAGCAGTCCCCGCAGCCGCTCAATCTGTATATCGGCAAAATGGACAAGACGGCTATCCCCGCCACTGCCGGCACGCTTACCGGGGCTCAACTGAACGCCAGCGAGCAGCGCATCGAAAACTTCAGTGCTGTCACTGACGGCGCGCTGCATATCACGATTGACGGCGTGGCGAAAAACATCACTGCGGTGGATTTGTCCGCTGCCACCACCCTGAATGAAGTTGCTACAGCGATTTCTACTAAGCTGGCCAGTGCCGTCGTAACCTGGAATGCTGTTACATCGCATTTCCTCATTACTTCTTCGTCAACCGGTGCAACTTCGGTCGTCAGTATTCCGACAGCTGCTGGGGCAGGTACCGATCTGGCGCCACTGATGGGTATCGACGCGGGCAGTAAACCGGTGGCAGTGGCTGGCACCGATGCTCATGCAGGCTCTGCTACACCTTCCGTCGCCGCCGCGCTGGGTTACTCAGCTGACTGGTACGGACTGGTTATCGCTGATAAAACGATGACGGACCAGGATCATCTCGACGTTGCCGCTCTGATTGGCTCTGCGAGTGATTCCCGCGTGTACGGCGTCACAACGGCAGATTCGAAAGTGCTGAGCGCAACCGATGCGACTGACATCGCCAGCAAGCTGAAGGCTGCGGGCTATGGTCGGGTGTTCTGCCAGTACAGTCAGGTGCCGTATGCTGCGGCGTCGGCGTTCGGGCGCGCGTTCACCGTGAACTTCCTCGGCAATAACACCACCATCACCCTGAAGTTCAAACAGGAGCCGGGGATTACCGCCGAAACAATCACCGCGCAGCAGGCCGACACACTGAAGGCCAAGAACTGCAACGTGTTCGTGCGTTACGCCAACGACACCGCCATCATCCAGGAAGGCGTGATGTCGAACGGCGACTTCTTCGACGAGCGTCACGGTCTCGACTGGCTACAAAACTACGTTCAGAACAACCTCTGGAATCTGCTGTATACCTCAACCACCAAGATCCCTCAGACCGAGGCGGGCGTGACGCGGTTGCTGACTAACGTCGAGCAGTCGATGGATCAGGCCGTGAATAACGGTCTGGTGGCTCCGGGCATTTGGAATGGCGGTGCCGTTGGTCAGGTGCAGCCTGGCGACACACTGACCAAAGGCTATTACGTATTCGCTAACCCGCTCAGCACTCAGGCGCAGGCAGATCGTGAAGCGCGTAAGGCGCCGGTGATTCAGGTTGCGACAAAACTGGCTGGCGCGGTTCATTTCGCCGATGTCCTCATCGATGTGGTTCGCTAAGGAGCGATAAATGTCAACATATAGCTTTATCGATGTCTCCGCGTCCATGACCGGGCCGACCGGGGTAATTGACCTCGGTTACGGCTCTGCCAACTCGGAAGAAGGCATTACGGTCACCATGACCGAAAACAAAAACACCATGACGATCGGTGCTGACGGCGAGGTGATGCACAGCCTGCACGCCGGGAAGAGCGGAACCATCACAGTGACCCTTCTGAAGACGTCGCCGGTAAACAAAAAGCTTTCGCTAGCGTACAACGCGCAGAGCCAGTCGTCAGCTCTGTGGGGCAACAACGTTTTCGTAATCCGCAACAGCGTTTCCGGTGATATCACCACCGCCCGCGCCTGCGCATTCCAGAAGCAGCCAGACCACGCCAACGCCAAAGAGGGCGGCACCGTGGCCTGGGTCTTTGATGCGGGCAAAATCGACCAGTTACTCGGGGAGTTTTAATCCATGGAAATCACCATCAAGGATCAGCAGTACCGTATCGGCAAACTGAGCGTGTTCGAGCAGCTTAAGGTCTCCCGAAAGCTCCTGCCGGTTCTGGCGGGCCTGGTATCTGACTTCCGCACCGTCCAGGCGAAAGTTAATGCAAAAGACACCGAAGGGGCGCTGGAAAGCATTCTCCCGAAGATTGCTGATGCCGTTTCAGGCCTTAGCGATGCTGATGTTGATGCGATCCTGTTTCCCTGTCTACAGGTGGTAGCGCGTCAACATGGCAAAGGATGGGTGCAGGTGTGCCAGCAGGGCAGTATGGCATTCGACGACATTGACCTGTTTGTGATGCTGCAACTGGTGGCGCGGGTGGTCGCGGATTCTCTGGGAAATTTTTTGCAAGAACTCCCTACCAGCGGGACAGCCACCCAACCAGCGGCATAACGTTCAACACCCTGCCGGGCGGAGAGGAATACATCCTGCGCCCGGCGCTCGCCTTCAACCTCGATCAGAAAGACCTCGACAGCGGCGCAGTGGACCTGTGCCGCATCGCGCTGCTTAACGATTATCTCGATATGCGTGACGATAACGACGCGCGCATAGCCAAATGGAGAGCCGAGAACAATGGCTGATACTATCCGTGATTACCTGGTCTCTCTGGGATTCGATATCGACGGCGCGGGGCAGGCGAAGTTTGAAGCCACGCTCAAGGGCGTAGCGGCGAACGTCGTTAAGTTGGGGGCAGTGGTGGAATCCACGGCGCTGGCGGTGGTGGGCTTTACCACCTCGATCGCCAACGGCCTGGACAAACTGTACTGGGCCTCACAGCGCACCGGGGCGACGGTCAACGGCATTAAGTCGCTAGGGTACGCCGCGTCGCAAACCGGCTCGAGCGCTGAGGCCGCCCAGAATTCGCTGGAGAGCCTGGCGCGATTCATGCGCAATAATCCGGGTGCTGAAGGTTTCCTGAACCGCCTGGGTGTGCAGACACGGGATGCCTCCGGGAAGATGCGTGACATGTCGGCGATCTTTACCGGCGTCGGCCAGCGCCTCAGCAGTATGCCGCAGTACCGCGCCAATCAGTATGCGCAGATGCTGGGTATCGACGAAAATACCCTGATGGCGATGCGCCGTGGTCTTTCTGGGTTCTCGGCTGAATATCAGTCGATGATGCAGAAGACAGGGTTTAATGCTGATAAGGCGGCATTGCAGTCGAATAAGTTCATGACCTCCATGCGGGGCTTCGTTTCGCTGCTGGGGATCCTGCGCGATAAGGTTGGCTCTAACCTGGCTGGCGGCCTGAGTGGTACCCTGGACAATCTCAGCAGACGCATGCTGGATAACTGGCCCAAAATTGAGGGTGTTGTCACCAAGGTTGTTAAAGGGATTTTGGTGGCCGCCGACGCCATAGGGCGTGTCGCGTGGCGTATAACTCAGGCTATTGAAACGCTCATCGAGTGGTTCAAAAGACTTCCCCCTCAGGTTCAGCAACTGATCGGTCTGTTTGCTGCGCTGGTCTCGGCGTGGCGCGTGCTTAATACAGAGTTCCTTAAGTCCCCAATAGGCATCATTCTCGCTCTCGGAACGGCGATTCTGGCGTTGATTGAGGACTACCAGACCTGGAAGGAGGGCGGTAAAAGCCTGATCGCCTGGGAAAAGTGGGAGCCTGAAATTAATGCAGCCATTAAGTCGCTCAGCAAGCTCCGGGATTCCGTAGCCGAGATTGGCGCTGAGATCGCCAAACTTCTCAACATCGACCTGAAAAACTGGTCCCTCAAAGGTGACATCGACAACCTCACCAAGCAGTTTGGTGAGTTCGGCAAGATGATCCAGATGATTGGCGATCTGATAAACGCCCTCAATGAGGGACGCTGGTCAGACGCCGTGGGAATCGGTAAAAATCTACTGGGGCAGGGCCGAGATAATCCCGACGCTCTACCTGCCGTTTCTGACAGTGCCAACAACACCGCTGAGTGGGTTAAAGATAATATTGGGTTTGATCCAAGAAGCATCGGCAAGACCGTGAATGGTTGGCTTTTCGGCGACAGCAGGCCAAAGAGTGAGAGCAGAAATGAGCGCGATCCGCAGATTGATGAGCTGAACGGTACCCAGGAGAGATCGCGAAAAGAAGCGGCAGACTACTACGGGCGGAGTTCCGGGGTGCTGGGTAAAATCGCGGATGGCATCAAGCAAATTGCTGACGGCATCCTCCCGCCTGCGGGGGCAGCAACCATTACGCCAGCAATTAGCGAGAATTCACCATTGCCGGAGGTAAAGCGCCCGCAGGCCAGCGCCCAGGGTAAAGTGCTGCTCGACTGGATGCAGCCGGTGTTCAACCAGCTGGAGTCGCTTTATCGGCTGCCAGAAGGTCTGCTGAAGAGCGTTGCGATCACTGAATCGGGCGGCAACCAGTTCGCGACATCAGGTGCTGGCGCAAAAGGGCTGTTTCAGTTTATGGACGGCACGGCGCGTGACATGGGCCTGCGTGGAAATGACGTCTTTGACCCGATGAAATCAGCAGAAGCGGCTGCAAAATATCTCAGCCAGTTGCTGACGCGTAATGGCGGCGACCTGAGCAAAGCGCTGGCGTCTTACAACTGGGGGATCGGCAATGTTCAGCGCTACGGCATGGATTTAATGCCGCAGGAAACGCGAAACTACATTCCGAAAGTCATGAGCAACATGCCCGGTGGCGGCCCGCAACTGAGCCAGGCAACTACCATCAATATCTATGGAGCAAACGACCCGGCGTCTACAGGCCGTGAGGTTGCCGATCGGCAGTCTGGCGTTAACTCCCGCCTGACCCAACAACTTCAACCGAGGATCTACTGATGGATGTTCTGTCGGCTATCTTCCGGCTGCAATCGAGGAAGATTGGCATCTTTGTGCCTGATGTCGTGGTATCCGAAAAGCACGTTGATACGCTGGAAATTACTGAGCATCCCGTAGAAACGGGCGCCCCAATTAACGATCATGCTTATAAACGAGCCAGCGAAGTCACAATTGAGTGTGGGTTCGCTGGTGGCGGCTCTATTCTCGACTTCCTGGATGTCTCTGGAATCGGGCTGGGTATTGGCCTTAGCCCAAAGGAGGTTTACCAGCAGCTGCTGGAACTGCAAACCTCCAGGGTTCCGTTTGACGTGGTCACCGGTAAACGCACATACAGCAATATGCTCCTCCGCGCCATTGAGGTGACAACTGAGAAGGCCACGGAAAATGTACTGTCATGTGTTCTCACGCTGCGTGAAGCTCTCATCACCCAGACCCAGCAAATCTCCGTTGCTGACAAATCCAGTATGTCGGAGGGGGTTAGCACAGCAGCAATCCAGAGCCGTGGCAATAAATCACCCACCCCTGTTAACGAGTCGCTCCTCTCTTCGTCCGGTTTTTTAAACGGACTGAAAGGTACCGGGTTTGGAAATGCGCTGAGGATCAGATGAACGTAACTGAAATCCCTCTTACCGCTGATAATCAGCAATTTCGCATCCAGTTAGGTACGGTGACGTATACATTGCGTGTGCTGTGGCGTGATGAAGCAGGCTGGATAATGGACGTTATGGACTCTGGCGGGCAGCCAGTATTACTTGGTGTGCCGCTGGTAACTGAAGTCGACCTGATAAAGCAATATCCTGAGCTGGGGATCAGCGGCGTGCTGGCTGTTCTGGTTGATAATGGCGCGCCGGAATACCCTACAAAAACCAACCTGGGATCTTCTTCCCACCTCTATTTTGCGCAGGTGACCTCATGACGATTAACTGGATGCGTCACTTTGAATTGAGGCTGCTCGACGATGCTGGCAAGGGAATATCACTTTCTGATTTCAAGGTGACGTTCACGATCGACTGGTTCAACTCCATGTGGCCGCGTGTCGCAACACTGAAGATTTACAATCTCAACCGCGACACCATGAGCCGCATTACGGGCTCTGAGTTCTCGCGGATCACCATTATTGCCGGATATGACGGGCTGGCGCCGCCGGTATCGGAAAGCCAGGTCGGACAGGTAACGGATGTGTCTCCAGATCAGGCCGGGCAGACGCGAGGCCAGAACTTCGGGGAGATTTTCAACGGTGAGATACGCTTCACGATCACCGGGCGAGATAACCCCACCGACATTTTCACCCTGATTCAGTCCATCGATGGGCACCAGGCGTTTAACGAGGCCGTTTCCTCCGGAAGCCTGTCTGCCGGGTATAAGCTGTCCGATGTTCACACGGTGCTGATGCGTGATTTCTCTCCGTTCGGCATTACCCAGGGCGTTACCGGAGAATTCCCGGATCGCGTGATGCCCCGGGGCCGGGTGTTCTACGGCATGACCCGCGATTACATGAGCAACCTCGCGGCGCAGTGCAACGCCAACTGGCAATTTGTTGACGGCCAGGCGCAGATGGTTCCTGAGGATAAATATCTGCACGAGGCTATTGTGCTGAACAGCAATACTGGCCTGATCGGGATGCCGCAGCAGACCATGGGCGCTGGCGTCAACGTTCGCTGCCTGATTAACCCAAACATCAGGGTGAACGGCTTAATTCAGCTCGACCAGGCATCCGTTTACCGCACCCAGCTGCCGAACGATGAGATCCAAAGATCACAGGCAAGAATCACAGAGTCGAGCAATGATGGTAACCTTTCACTTGGCAGCACTATAGCGCAGCCCGCCAGTGTGGCTACAGATGGCGTCTACATCGTCCAGTCTATAAGCTACACCGGCGATACAAGGGGGAATCCATGGTATATGGATCTCATGTGTATGGCGCGCGGGGCCAAGGACTTACTGTCTAGCTCGGCGATCACAAGAGGGGTTCCAGGTGGTAGTTAACATTAGGACGTTAGGAGTTTTGGTACTGCTGGGTGCAAGCACTGGCCATGCTTCTGGGTTGAAGTGCGGCGGATGGTTAGTTGATGCCAATGGATCAGGTGAAACCACCATAAACGGTGCTGTGACCAGTACTCAAAAGGTCACCTTTCTGAAGGAGAAAGGTGACTACTCTAATATGAAGCTTGAGATGGTTTTGTCTCCGGCTCCAGATGGTAGTGCTTACGGCTATGAACTGGTAAAGCGCAACGGTAAGGCCTTTCTCAATGTTGAAGCGATCAGGCAAAACATGAGCCAACCGAGAGTTTTTGGCACATATGACTGTCACTCTGCACCCTGAATAACATGTTATTTAGCTAACCCGCTCCGGCGGGTTTTTTATTGCCCGGAGATCCTCATGCCAGTATCACCACGTGCGCAGGACGGCAGCGAGCAGCAGGCGTTTGACGTGCAAAAGCTGTCTATTTTCACCGGCCTGCGCGTTGCCATGCCCGGTATTATTCAGTCGTTCGATCCCAGTACAGTGACCTGCACAGTACAACCAGCCATCTACGGCCAGAAAGTCAGTGATGACGGTAAGGCCGCCTCCGAGGCTATCCCGATCCTCCCTGACGTTCCTGTGGTGTTCCCGCGGGGCGGCGGCTGCACGCTGACCTTTCCGGTCAAGCCGGGCGATGAGTGCCTGCTGGTCTTCTCCGATCGCTGCATCGATTTCTGGTGGCAGAACGGCGGCGTGCAGGAGGCGGTGGACCCGCGCCAGCATGACCTGAGTGATGCCTTTGCCATCATCGGCCCGCAGTCGCAGGCAAAGAAAATCACCAGCATCAGCACCACAGCTGCGCAGTTCCGCAGTGATGACGGCAGCACCTACTTCGAAATTAACCCGACAACGAAGAAAATCAAGCTGGTCGCGCCAGGCGGTTTCGACGTGATCTCTCCGGAGGCCACCTTCTCGGCGAAGGTGACGATAACCGGCCTATTAACGTGGATGGGCGGCATGGTCGGTAGTCTGGCCAGCGGCACCGCGGCGAAAATTACCGGCGCCATTGAGTTCTTCGGCACGCTGAAATCCAACGGCAAAGACATCAGCGACCAGCACACGCATAGCGGCGTTCAGTCTGGTAGCAGTAACTCAGGCAAGGTGAACTAATGCGATATCGGCGTGAAGATGAAAACGGCGACTACACCTTCGGCCAGGGTGACGACACCTTCCTGGTGAACAGCCCGGAATGCGTAGCCCAGGCCGTGAAGACGCGCTTCGAACTGTGGAAAGGGCAGTGGTTTCTGGATGCAACTGAGGGTACACCGTATATCCAGTCGGTACTCGGCAAGCAAAGGCCGGAAGTTTACAGCCTGGCCATACGGGATCGCATCAGCACGACGCCGGGCGTCCTGTCCATTCTCTCTTTCGATACTGTGAACAACGGCAATACGCGCCGCGTAACGTTCACGGCCTCTATCAATACCATCTACGGACAAACCACGGTCACAAGCGAGGCATAAATGGCTTTAAACCTCGAAACGCTGGGGTTATCGGCAACGGTAACGGACCAGGGGATCGTCGCGCCAGATTATCAGACAATCCTTGAAAAACTCACTGAGTACTTCCGGCAGATTTATGGCGAAGACGCTTATCTCGATCCAGACAGCAAAGACGGGCAGATGGTCGCGCTGGTGGCTCTTGCCGTGCATGACGCTAACAACACCGCTATCGAGATTTACAACTCGTTTTCACCGATGACAGCGCAGGCCGCAGCGCTTAGCAGCAATGTGAAAATTAACGGGATCACGCGAAAAGTAGCAACAAACTCTACTGCTGACCTTCTGTTAACCGGTACGGCGGGCACGACTATCACGAATGGCTCTGCACGGGATAAAAACGGCATTATCTGGAATTTTCCCGCGAGTGTAGCGATCGGCGTTGATGGTACTGTGCTGGTGACGGCCACATGTGCGAATAGCGGTTCGGTTGCGGCGCTGGCCGGGACGATTACCACTATCAACACGCCGACCCGTGGCTGGGCTTCAGTAACCAACCCGGCGGCGGCCATCGTAGGCGCACCGGCTGAAACCGATGCAGAACTGCGCATCAGGCAGGGGCAAAGCGTCGCTCTGCCGTCACTCACACCGTTTGAAGGTGTCGACGGTGCGATCGCCAACGTTGCAGGCGTGACACGTCACAAGCTCTACGAGAATGATACTGGCACAACCGACAGCAACGGGCTGCCGCCTCATTCCATTTCCGCCATCGTTGATGGAGGTGATGTTACCGAGATAGCCCAGACAATCCGGGGGAACAAAGGGCAGGGAACGGCGACCTACGGGACGACCTCTGTCACGGTACCGGACACTTACGGCAATCCACATGTGATCAGTTTTTCGCGCTCGACTGATGTCCCGATTTTCGGGCATATCACACTGAAAGCCTTTACGGGCTATACGTCGCAAATTGGCGTACAGATTCAGCAGGCCGTCGCGGATTATATCAACGGGCTGACGATCGGTGACGATGTGCTGCTGAGCAGGATTTATTCTCCGGCTAACCTCGGTGTGGTGAGTGGTGGCAACGCGCGCTACTACGACATACAGGAGCTGCTGATTGGAAAATCAGCCGGTAGCGTAGCGGCGGCAAACATCATCATCGCCTATAACGAATCCGCGTCGTGTAAATCCGAAAACATTGTTCTAACGGTGACGTCATGAGCAAGTACACGGACTTAATCACCAACTATCACGCCACGAAGCCGAATTTTTTTGATCACGTCGACCTGAGCACGCGGCCACTGATTGATATCACTGGTGCCACCCGGGGGCTGGTAAGCGCATTCGATATTGATACCGCTGTCGGCGTCCAGCTCGATACGCTCGGCCTCTGGATTGGCCGCAGTCGCATCGTCAGCCAGCCGATAAGCGGCGTTTATTTCAGCTGGGACACTGACGGGCTCGGATATGACCAGGGCGTATGGCAAGGCCCGTATGATCCAGATGCAGGATATACCACGCTGAGCGATACAACCTATCGCATCGTTCTTAAGGCAAAAATCGCGATCAATAACTGGGACGGTCGCAATGATTCGCTGCCCCCCATCCTTGACGCTGCAACTGCAGGTTCTGGCCTCAAGATGCAAATTGTCGACAACCAGGACATGACGATCTCGGTGTGGGTATTTCCCGAGACAGATATTTCTGAGGTGTCTCTTGAACTGATCGCCGCTATCAAGCAGGGCTATCTCACCATTAAAGCAGCTGGCGTATGGGCCGGTGACATTGAAACGCCTTCGGTAGAAACACCGTCAGAAGGTACTAAATTCTTTGGTTTCGACATGGACAACGAATATATCGCCGGATTAGATGATGGCGCATGGGGGAAATTACTGTAATGGCTAAAAATGACTTTAAATCTTTCGCGACAGCAGCAAATGCTAACGTGATTGCCCAGGCTGACTGGGAAGCGCTTCCGGCTCTGCTTTCTGGTTTCACAGCAGGTAAGGCAGCCAGCGCAGAAGTAAATAAAGCAATTCGGCAGGCCAGCTTTATCGCGGCAGCGCTGGCGCAGTACACCGCCAACAAAAGTGGGCAGGATGTGCTTGATGATGCGGATTTGAACGGATTCATCACTAAGATGACCACCGCGTTTGGTAAGGATTTTCAGGCGCTAGACGCCACACTTACAGCGCTGGCCGGCCTCGCTACAGCAGCAAACAAACTTCCCTATTTTACCGGGACAGATACTGCGGCATTGACGGCTCTTACTTCAGTAGGGCGCGATATTATCGGGCAGACTGACCTGGCCTCACTTATTAGTTACCTCAGTTTGCAGGCTTTTGTCTCATCGCCATCTACGAATCCTGCTTCATTTACCAGCGTCCTCTCTCCTGATACGAAACTGCGCATTGTGATTGCAAATAACGGAGAGTGGGGAGTGCAGGATAGCCAGGGAAACACCGTAGCACTTCCTTTAACACGCGGTGGAACAGGGGCAAGTAATGCGGCACAGGCGGTTATTAATCTTGGTCTTGGGTCTGGCGCTCCTGCAATCGGGATGCCGTTCTTCTGGCCTTCTTCAGCGATGCCAAACACAGTTATGCCAGAATGGTCTGGCATGGTTTTCCTGAAATATAATGGCTCAACTTTCTCTGCATCTGCTTATCCCAAGCTTGCTCTGGTAAACCCCAGCCTGACACTGCCTGATGTGCGTGGTGAATTTATTCGGGTCTGGGATGACGGTCGTGGTGTTGACAGCGGCAGAGCGCTTTTAAGTGCCCAGAGTGACGCCCAACAGGCAGTCACTGGTAGTTTTGTTGATTTGACTATGGGAGTTAACGCTTCAGCAACCGGCGCGTTTCAAATGACGCAACTGACGCCAACCGGTTTAACTGCGGGCCCAGTAAGCGACTTTAACCAAAAGAATGTCTATTTAGATACTTCCAGGGTTAACCGTACAGCAGCAGAAAACCGTCCACGTAACGTAGCATTTAACTTCCTCGTAAGGGCTAAATAATGAAACCTGTTTTTGATAAAGACGGTCTGGCAACAGAACCGGGCGACATTCGTTGTTTTTATTACGACCCCGAGACGGGGGAATATTCGGGGTGGTCTGATGAATACATTAACCTCGGTGTAAGTATGCCAGGGTATTCGACTGACAAAGACCCAGGTGAAGAAGTGAGCGGCAAGGTTGCTGTATTTACAGATGGAGAGTGGACTCAGGAGGAAGATCATCGGGGCGAAACTGTCTATTCAATCACTGACGCTAAAGCTTCTACTGTCGATTATATCGGCCGTATCAATGCCGGTTATACCGGCATTCCACCTTCCGGACCTTATCAGAAATGGAATGGTAAAAAATGGGTAACCGATGCGGAAGCGCAGCAGGCTGCAGATGTAGCTGATGCCAAGCAAAAAAAGGCATCTTTAATAACTAATGCTCAGGCGACGATTAGCCTTTGGCAGACAGAGTTGCAGTTAGGCATTATCAGCGATGAAGATAAAGCTAGCCTGATAGCCTGGATGAACTACATCAAAGCAGTGCAAGCGGTGGACACGTCGAAAGCGCCGGATATCACCTGGCCTACGTCACCAGCGGCTTAATCTCATTTTGGCGATGTGCCAGATTTGTGTCATACATGGTAAATCGCCTTCCTCTTTCTTACATCATGTGCCATTGAGTTGCCTGATGTGAATGCGGCAATGTGTATGCAAAACAGCTAGTTAAATGTGATTCTACTAATTCGTAATGCGAAGGTCGTAGGTTCGACTCCTATTATCGGCACCATCAACAGAAAATCCCGTAAAAACAGCATTCTTTAGCATGTTTATCTAACGGTTTGTAACTTCTGTTCTAACGTCTGTTAGCACTGGTAAACGCCTTTGCGTTGTATCGGCTCAAGTATTGTACAACGTACTGGCGGGTAGTTACCAGGCTCAAGCCCGAACAGCATTAGAAATTATGCCATCCCTTGAAGCTAAAAGAGTTGCCGGACTCTCTAAACACATCACTTGAACCCTTAGCGATACGTTCCGCGCTTCGTGCGGCGCTCAATGATGCTACACGTCGAGATGACGTTGCAGAGAATAAACAGGCGTAATGTTGGGAAGACTAACCGGATCGGGAAAGAATCCGGCTCTGCCACGGTTTCGATCACCGGAGTATAACGATCACCTGATAAGAGAACGTGCTAAGGCTTTATCCTCCCTGCGAAGGGATTACACCCTGCGGAAGCGCTACGCGCCGCCTTTTCTTATGTGCCCAGCACGGCACGTAATGGTCATCCATTATCTGCACGATTGTAACTTTCGTTGTACTGTCTCTCTGCTGTACGTTGAGCGCTGGCAGATTCAGCGGAGGTGATATCATGTCAAAAGCCACGAATAAGGCAGCCACTAAGCGCAACAACCGTAAGATTCACGCTCGTAAATTCCTTGCTACGCCAGAAGGTAAAGCTTGGCTTGCTAAGAAGCAGGAAGAGCGAGAGGAAATCAAGCTGGCGCGAACGGCTAACAACATGTTTTAAGCTACCCATCACGGTGCTAAATGGCTTATATCGTCTAAAATCTATTAGTTGCACAATTTAGTGGGCTCTTTCTTTGGAGACACTCACCTTGACTGGAGAGCAACGAGATTTTGTTGAGTCAATGTATCAGGATAATACTAACAGTAGGGGGATGGTAATGACCAATAAGCAGTTACGTATCCACTATGGGTTTCATGGAAAACATAAAGAGAAAATTATTGAATGGGACGGATGTGATCAAATCAATACCGTGTTGTCAGCGCTTGTTGAAGATTTGAATATACCGACAGCTACTCAGACAGTTAACCTCCTTGAGCATGGCATTGATGATGTGTTCTTCTTTGATGAAGTAAGCAAAAAGTGGGAAGAGATCCCTACAAAATGGTTGGCAAGGGCATAAGGGGGCGATGTCCCCTTTATTTTATTTTTTAATATCGCCAGTACATTGATACTCCATTGAGACCAGTGTTTCCATACATCCGCTTGAGGATGGTTGAGAACAAACTGAAGTATAACCGCCGAAAGGCTCAGCACCAGAATAGCCACATGCAGCGCAACGCTGTGCTGCTGCTTGAGCGCCTTGCTGGACGTTCACTTTAGGGGGGCGAACATCCCGAAAGAATAACTCGTTTTTACAGTCCCATCAGACTTGCTACCACCAGTTAGAACCTGTTGTTTCTATACAGCACACCCAGACAGAAGCAGAGAAGAAGCTAACAACATCAATAAACTTTTACGCATCAAGGATCATCCCTACCAAGAGTTTTTGTGTTAAGTTGTTGCGGTTAGATTGCTAACTTAAAATATAGCCTCAAAAACTTTAAGAGTTTTCTTAATGATTTCTGTCTGATTCTTGAAAGAAGGAATAATAGTTGCTGCGCGTGATAATGTTAATTGTTTCTATCTTGGCATTACCTGAAACATTAGGTTGCTCTTTTATTGTGTTCTTGTTTGTGAATAACTGGTTAAGTAAACAGGAGGCGATTGCCATCGCGCGTATTATTGCCGTCGAGATGCGTTCATCTGGTTATATAGATAGTTTCGAACTTCGTGTGAGCAGATTTGGGGCGAAGAAGTTTTTTAGTATGTTTGGGGAGTTTTACCTCAACCAATTTGATCCCGACACACGAGAGAGAAAGTATCAGGGGGATGTATCTCTGCAAGGTGTGGGTAATGTGTACTGTGAGTTCACTTATGATCACTACAAGTTTACCAAGTGCACCCTCACTGCTGGTGTGTTCTGATTACTTTCCAAATGCTCTGGTGCGCCTTGCGTTAACCTTTCAGTCTCATGAGCGCCAGCGGCAGTACAATCAAGCGTTTCATATTGCTCACTCCCAAATGTTTGCAAGGGCAGCGCCCACGCTCTTAACGTCAATTTTCAAATAGTTCATGGTGACTTTGGGATCTGAGTGGTTCAGCGCTTTCATTGCTAAAGCCAAATTCCCGTTAGACTTCTCCCACACCTGTGTGGCAGAAAACTTGCGAAAAGAATGGCATCCTACTGTTCCTTTGATCCCCACATTCTCCGCAGCCTGTTTGATCTCACGGTTCACCTGTTCACGGCTGACAGGGGCTTTTCCTGATGCACGATTGCTGTGTGACGTAAAAACATATTCGTCTTTCGGGAATGCCTGGCGGCGACGTTCTACAATCTCCCACACCTTCGCAGGGACGATGATTTCTTTCTTCTTGCACGTCTTACTCTCCAGCACTTCCAGCGTATTTCCTTCCTTGAACTGGGTGAACTTTAAATTCACCGTATCCCCGACACGTAAGCATAAAGAGGCCATTGTTACCGCTACGTCTGCGAATAGCTGTTTGTTATGACTTTCAAGCCAGTTAATCAGCTTAAAAGCCTCTGCCTGGGTGATTATCTTCGTGGTCGCCATCTGCTTATCTCCGTAAATCTTGAAACTGTGAAATAAGATTATGATCATTTTCAGTAAGTTACAACTATTCAATCTCACATTTTTTTGACGGAGTGGTGGAAGGTTGCGCCATTTCCAGCACTACTGAACGCGAAAAAGCACGGACTCCTGTTTGAAATTCGAACAATTTAGGAATATCTTGAACGAAATCATAAAGTTGGCAAGTCTAAACAGATGTTTGAACGTTGCCAAATCCTGGCGAGGCTATGCACGGTTTATGCAGATTCATTGCATATCTTAGAGAGGAAAGTTGAAGGTAAAGTGGTTAATGTCATCTAAATCAATTGTTTAGATATTCTATCTCACATTAGTATAGAACCTTGAGGTAGGGATATTGCACCGTAGATGATAATGATTCCCATCTGAGTTGATTGCATCAAGAAATGATTAGAATGCTAATTAATTGGCGGGTTTTGGCATGGAAAATCGATATTCAAATAAATTTGATAAAATATAAAAAGTCTTTAAGCACATTGCACCTATCATAAAAGTGCTCATTGTGGACAATGATCGCTGTGAGCCGCACGGCGCAAGGCTTTCGTATAAGTGATGAAAGATACTTTGAAAGTGAGAAAGGCGCTCAGATAGCGTTACAGGCGGGTTATTTAGAATAGATTAAGCATCGCTTTACCTGGGGTTTAGCGGGTATTTAGAATGTAATTAGCGTGGGATTATTCCGGCGCTATGGAGGCGAGTATTCGCTATTAACACGTAATCAGGATTGATGGAGGGTTAATTCTCCATAAAGTGGACTATACAATTTGGTATACGCTGATCACGCGCATGGAAGAGAGCTATACAGGAAAGTAACCTCTACTGAAAGTTATTGTTGAGAAGAGATTTTCCTGTAGAGAAACTTGTCATGTTCGCTTCACTCACTGACACAAACCAACTACTAACTACCCTTAATTAAATTAAGGTTATTAATTATCTCTCTTATGTTCTCGTATTCCTCGAACATACATCATTGTGCAGGATGATCATGAGCAGATACTTTTTCATGCGACATTCACCCGCTGATCGCTGGTTCATTGTGAGCCTACGATCTCAACACATCAAAATTATGTAAAAGGGCTTATCATTAAAATGATGTGTTAACAGGTTAATTGTGCAATGTAGCGTAGCTACAAGATCGGCTCACTTGCATGAAGAGCCGGAAATGATACCCTTCCTTGAGAAGCCGTCTTATCCTATTATGAAAAAATTGTTGACGACGAATTTATTTTGTGGTATTGGTTGACAAACGTTATTAAAATAGTGTATTATGGTAAGTATGAAGGGGAGAAAACCTTCTCAAACTTTCGGCCCTGGGCGGGGTAATCTGCCTGGGGCTTTTTGCATCCAAAATCCGAAGGAGGTAGTTATTGAAGTATTTCAGTAGTGACCAGGTTTTTAATGATCTGGTGAGTGGTAAGGTGAAACGCCACGTTATTTACGCATCCATGCAAGCAGCAAAATCGAGGGAGTATACAGACCGAATGAAAATGTTCGCTGACGCTCTCGCCCGTTATGACCAACACCGTAAGGAAATTAACCAATGATGAACATTCGTTTTAGTCCAGAAGTTTACGAGGCGCTCCGTGAAGCCGCCACAATTAAAGGTGTAAGTATTCCGGCCCTGGTTAACTCCATTGTCAAACACACTATCCTACAAAAAGAGGAAACTGATGAAAGAAAAGAAACGCGTAGTAAAATTCGTTGATGCAATTTGCGGATCTGGAAAATCCACCACGTTACAGCACTACATCAAATCAAGTTTATTAACAAACTCCGAAGCAATTCCCCCTCGTTATCTTCTCGTGATGCCAACACATGAATTATGTGGACAGGTGAAGGAAGAACTAAAAGAAAGACGGGTGAAGAGTTTCCATGTGGACACCGAAACAGAAGCGGTAAATCTCCTAATTTCCACCCTGGAATACGATTTCCAGCATTCGGTTATTATCTGTACACATCAATGTTTCATTCATTATTGCTATCGCGCAGCGCTTGAAACGGAACTTCAAAACCTTCTCCGTAATTTCAGTATCTTTGTTGATGAAATCCCTGATGCAATGTTTGGCGCTTACATCAAAGTGCAGCATACCAAACGGACGGAAGAAAATTTCCCATTCCTAAAGTGGCTGGAAGAGCGGGACGGATTGTTATTCCTGAGTGATGATAAGCGTGAAGATTTCTACGACTATTGGCACGAAACAGAGGCGAATGGTGCTGAGTTAAAGCGCCTGCTCTGGGCGATTATGCAGGGTGCTGGACTTCTCTACGAAGAGAATAAACACCTGTTCGCCTTCACTGCTTCACCAATTATCAGATCTGTAGAATGGGCTGAACAACTTACACTCTTAGGTGCTGGCTCTTCTCGAAGTTTGTTTACCTGGGCTGCTGAACATCTGGCGAAATACGAAGTTGAGGAAGCTGGTGAAGATTTACAGCCGCCACTTGAAAGACGTAAACATAAGCGTGTACCGATCTCCCTGGTCGCCGTATGTGAAAACAGATGCACTTTGACAGCATTACAGAAAGTGTTTCACGAACATCTCCAGGAAATCATCCAGCGCGTGCCTGGTGAATTTATCTTCGCTACCAACAGAGATAAATCCCTGTGTCAGTTTACTACGATAGGGGATGAAATTCTTACCGATGCTTCCCGTGGTATCCGTGTTTCAATGGCATCCTATGGCCTGAACCATTACCAGCACATACACAATGCTGTATTTCTCGGATGCAGTAATCTTGATCGAGATTTCCAGGGTAAATGGCGGCAGTATGCGGAGATTAACGGATGGGATGTTGAAAAATTTGAACAGAAGCAACGCGCCGCGATGAATTATGAAAGGTGCTACCAGTTTATTAGCCGTACATCTATTCGTAATGCTGACACTGATCACCCTCTGGTGTTCGTAGTGCCAGATCTGGCAACTGCTGAATACATCAAAGAGCATTATTTCCCTGGAGCAAAGATTGAATGTCTGAAATTTGGGAAAGTGAGAAAGAAAGTTAAAGGTAACAACACCCGTAAAGAAGTACAGGAACACAAATCCAAAGGATTGACCCAAAGACAAACGGCTGAACTCATGAAGAAAGGGATCGCCACAATACAACGCCACTGGAACTAATCAGGAGACCTAATTGATACAATACATAAAATTGAACAACACAAACCAGATACAGATCAACGATAGCGGGAAGGGCGTTTATTATGCGCTTATCTGGTTCTGGAAGGGACGTAGGACACGCATTTCTTACGGAGAGCTATCTGATAAATCCGGTGTAAGTGACCACGGGATCAGATTCTGGCTTCGTGCGCTGCGCAACATTGGTGTGATTGAGATAGACGATGAAAGCCATTATCTATCATTCACGCTGAAACACATCGAACGAGACAATGTAGAATTTATCTACTCTAATTTCTAAAACACACAATAGGGAAACTTTTATGATAACTGCTTTATGGTGGTTCACCATATTCTATGGCGTTTACGTTATAACCAGACAGGGAAGTTTCCCCACTAAAGGGGCATAATGGGAAGAAAAGATAGAAATCCAATCAAACGGATCGAGCAGGAAAGTTTAAACCATATCGGAAAAGCCGCGCGTAGGCAACGCGAGAGATTATTAATCTCTTCACTCGAAGAAATCCCTGGTGAACTAATAGAGCACGTTGAAGAAGTGCATTCACAACCGCCCTCTGTGGAAGAGTGGGCTGCTTTGAATGATATCCTCACTTCCTGTCCTGGTGCGTATTACCGCCCACGTAAACGGAAGGTTTACACCTGGGATGATAGCCAGCTTAAAAAATGGCAGTGCCTCGGTTTCACCTCTTTACGTCATTACCTCACATTCAACGCAATGAATAACACCGTGGCGGGAGTCAGGGACTTTAATGAACTATTTAACATTGGAGACAGTTACACAGAATAATGCATACACAGACAATACAAACCAAACGATTCGCCCAGAACGTTAAATGCTGCGAATGGTATTACGATGAAATCGAGAATGTCATCAATGATGCTTTTCTGACAGATGAAGAAAAAATAATGGCACTTGATGACCTGGAAAACAGAGTCCTCACTCTCGCAGCGCCTTTTCTGGCTGCTGCAAATAAAACCAAAATGACAATGGAACAAATGAAAAATGACTAAAACCGACATTAACCTAATGCTACAGAAATTTCACGAGCAACTACACATTCCGCTTCTTGATGCGACTACGGAAGCCTACCGACAGGGAACCCCTGAGAGCGTTTCTGAGGCCGTTAAACAGCTTCATCTGGCCTCAGTTGTTATGCAAGGGATTATAAGCGTAGTGGAGCAGTCAGAAAGCCTGAACGAGGATCAAGGCGTACTACGCGAAGTGTCACAGGTGGCTCAGTCCCTTGTGTCCTGTATGCAGGATTTAGACGCGCTGGCGCATGACTTAGCCGAAGAATACGTAGTACTCGAAATTGAATAAAAATGTACAATAAATGAATAAAATGGCGACTGACTATTGACTTTGTAACGGGAATACTGTAGAATAAGAAGTATGGAAATGAATAAATGTTCGAATCACATTACTCTTCCTCGTATGTCAATACGACTTGCAAACACTATCCCATAGTGTGAGCACTCCAGAGAATGCCGTTTCCCATAGCGGCACTCTTTCCATTCATATGTTCTCTCTGAAAGTGTTGGTTCTTTCTTCTTTGTCTTGTTTAGTTCCGAAGGAATGCGCGGGATGTAATATCTTGTTGTGTTGGTATTGCATCGCAATCACCGCGCATCTCCGACTTTTTCAGAAAGGGCATTCGCTCTTTACTCATACATTCCGTTAGGGTGAATGTAGTCAGACTGAATAAACGCCGTCAGCGGTAGTCACGTTCAGGCTGGCAAATCTTCTATTAATACACTCCCGAAAGTGTCTGGTAGTAGATAGATAAAGAAAGCCTCATTTTATTCCTGGGCGCTGCTACACGCTTTTAAAAATGAGGAGCAATGACGGGCGATCCTACTTTGTGTATACATCTGTATTCACATTGCGCCCTCATTTATTCAAGAAACCATTCTTTAACATCATAATCCTCCGAAACGATGACGTTAAACAATGCTTTCTAACACGGGCATGCTTTCCAGGGGCTTAATCGCCCCTTTTTAACAATCTGCATGTAACACTTCCGTTATTAATGGAAGGATGAACGCAGTTACAACGCGAAGGAACAACACAATGTTCTTATTAAATAATCGCGACCGAATCCTAAAATACAAATCCGAAGTGATTCAAGTTAATCCTGAGTTAATAGCTAAAGTGGCTGAAATGGCAGGATGTACTGTTGAAGAAATAGAAAAAGCTGTAGACCAGTATTTCCCTTCTGAGGACACACCTCAACTTAGTATGCAGGAACGGATCGCAATCAAATCCAAGGAAATCAAACAACAATGATTGTAGACCTAACCGAACTTTTCCCAATTCGTAAGAGTTTCACTGACGTAGTGAGCTACGCCACTGATTCTTTTGCAGTCGTAGAAGGTCGTGTTTTCGACCTGCCAGCGGATATTCAATGCGCCGATGTTATCGGGGCTGATGGCGCTTTATACACCTCCGGCGATGATGCCTTTGTGGTGGTAAGTGATTTCGTGAGTGCTGGCGACGGTAAAACCGTGAATGTCCTACGTGCGCCTAATGTTGGCAGCTTCGTAGCACTGAAAGCCGAGAACCTGCACGCAGCTAATCACGCCGCAGCTATTACCACGCTCGAATCCAAAGGATTCGTATGCCGTCCATTCTTCACCTCTTAATCAAGGAAGATAAATAATGAGTAAAATCGCAATTGGGCGTGAGATGGTCGATTTAGCGCCAATCTTCCAGGCCCTGCCGGAACGTAACTACCTTATGAATGCCCTCGACCTCTTCGACGGAGTAGGTGTTCAGAATCCGAAAGTGGTGGTGACACAGCTTCTGGATGATAACTACAGCCTGTTTAACACCCCGCAGAGCCGTTATTCATCAAACCACGACACTACCGCGCGTCAGAATGGGAAAGAATACCTTATCGAGATTCCTTGGTTTGCAAGGGAAGATGAGTTTAAACCTGTAGACGTACAAGGGAAAAGGGTACAAGGCACTGATTACGAACAAACCGTTACCGACCTGTACACCGAGTACACTGGGAAACATAAAATTGCTTACCTTCGTACCCGTGAATCTTACCTGGCCCGTGCTCTGTTCAAAGGTGAAGTTTATACCCCTGCTACTGATGACCTGCTGATCTCTTATGCTGAACTGTTCGGTGTAGTACCAATGACAGCCAGCGTGAGTACAGCGACAGCGGCACAGGATTTTGATGCCATCTTAGACAAAGTTCAGGCTGCCGCAGGTGGATTGGCTGGTCAGATTGAACGAGTGATCGTATTCGCTAAGCCTGCTGCATTTAGCCAGATTCGCTTCTCTGACAGTATGTCTAAAGCGTTCCAGTATGTAGCGCCATATGACGACCGTAACCTGTTCTACCAGCGTCACGAGCTTCTCCCAGGAGTTAGTACGTTTAGTCTGCCTGGTGCGCCTATCGACATTGTTAAAGTGACAGATGCGCTGATCTTGGCACAGATGCCGGATGATGCTGATATGGTGGCGGTGCCTGTGTTTAGCAAAGGCAACTCAAATCCTTATAAGAATATTTACGGCGCTGCCTCTGGCAACTTCGCGCTGATCGATGCAGCACCTGCTGAATACTACTCTTGGGGCTACCTGAGTGAGCGCGGCGATGCGTACCACGTTATGCACGAAAATTCGGCGTTGCCTGTCAATCATGCGTTAGGTATGCAGGTGAAAATCACCATCACTGCTTAATGAGCAAGCGGGAGCCTGACTCGCTGGAAATATTCAGGCGCTTTAATGAGGGATGTTTACTAACCCACAGCGCAATTGTGGCTCTGGTGGCATCCCTTTTTAGTTTCCCCCATAACAAGAGGAAAAATAGAGGTGGAACTCATACTTAAATCAAATCGTGGTTTACATGTTCGACTGAGTGCAGACGATGCAGAAGGGCTGCTCAAGGTGAGCCAGCTTTGCGAGCTATTAGAGATTTCTTATACGGGCGTTAGAGCGCGTATTTTCCGTGGTGAAACCGTCGACGAGGCCGTGCATCACTTCCTTGATAAACAAGGCGGTGGCGATGCTTGAAATAAACACAGCACGTATCGTAAACACCGTTGAGTTTAAAGTTTCGAAGGAAGATATTGCACTGGCCAAAAAAGCGGCTGATGACCTTCAACGCCATTTTAAGAAGCTGGAGAATCCGAAAATTCGGTTTCAGACTCAGAAGCAGCGCCGACAATCAGCGCGTGAACAGGTGGCAGATGCTAAAGCGGCTTCTCCAAAAACGTCCAATGACTTAAAACAACAACGCCAGGCTGAGAAAGCAGGTAAAGCGCAAGCAAGGGAAGCTGCGAAGATTGCCAAACGTAATGAGACAGCTTCGTTAAAATTTAGGTCAGCTAACCTTCAAATGAAAGGCGTAGCGGGGAAGTATGGCCTTGACCCGCTCAAACAACTGGAGTTTGCTCGCTTCGCTAAACAGCAAACAGAGCTTTTCCGTAATAACCAGATCAGTAGCGCGAAGTTAAACTATGAACTTCGTGAAAGATTGGCCTTGATGCGGAGAGAGGCAGCGTTACAAGCCCGTATAACCGCCAGTACCCAACAACAAGCGGCTGCACAGCGTCAAGCTAAGAGAACGGACTACAAAGGCGCGGCGGCTAACATCAAAGAGAAGGGGCTGAACGTGATCGGCGGCGGTGCTGGTTTTATTGGCGCTACGGCTGCATTAGCGGGTGGGGCTTCCATCCTGGGACGTGTACGCGAGACAGCCAATGATAACCTCGATCTGGTGAGGCAATCTGAACGTGTGAAAACCAACCCAAACGCCATAAAAACGATGGTGGCCTGGGGACAGCAACACGGTGTTGATTCAGCTAATACCTCAAAAGCCGTCGATAACATGAAAGACGTCCGTGAACGCCTCGCTATGACTGTGAATGATAGCCAGTTTAAAAATGGCGAATGGAAAGGTGGCGACGGTGGCATTACGTCCATCATGAACAAGTTCGGATGGAGCAAAGATCAGATTTCCAAGTTCCAGGATTCTCCACTGGATTTCGTCCAGGCTACGGTAAATGAAGGGCAACGCCGTGGTATGTCACAGGCTCAGATTGGTACGCTGATTGAGAGTTTAGGTGATGATCTGATGCACTACACCGATATGTTCATGAACAACGGAGAGCAGTATACAAGCGTCCTCAGGAAACTTGCCGAAAGTGGTCAAACTCTCAATGATGAACAAATTAGGCAAACTCTGGCATACGGCGACCTGTCTACCCAGTTGCAAGCAGTTAACAATGGTTTTAATCAGAATCTAACTTCCGGCTTCCTCGAAGGGTTTGGTAACGCTGGTAAGGACTTAGCATCAAACACCGCTACTCTGAACGAGACAGCAAAATCATTAGGTTCTGGGCTTGGAAACCTGTTAGCACAGGTGACAGGATTCACGCAGGAAATCACTGCTGACCTCAGCAAATTTAACGGCTGGATGAAAGATACCTTCCCATCGCTGTATTCTGATCCTGATAAAACAGCGCCAGATGCTATCTATGATAAAGCCGTGAATGGCTCAGCTAATGCCACAGCCGATTGGATTCAGGATAAGACAGGGTGGGACAGCCGCTCAGTGGCTCCGGCTATTATGGACTGGTTGGGCGTTGGTAATCAGCAAGCAGGGACTGCGGCGAATCAATATAACCTTGCAGGTGATTCTCTGCGTGATTCTGCAATGTCACTCAGCAGCGGCAATGCACCAGCGTATAATCTGAATCCAACATTTAACCTGACGGTCGCACCGTCCGTACCACTAACGATCCAATCTGACACAGGCAGATTAGCCGACTATGTAGACTTCCAGGCGAGGGCTTCTCAAGCCAATTTTACACAGTCACTAACCTTGTCAGCCCTGAGCGGTCAAAGCAGTACAGGCGGGTGATACATCAAAGGGGCGTAAGCCCCTTTTTTGATGGTTTCAACACTACAGCAATGAGTCCACATTTTTAAAAGGGACAGATTTAAAAAGATACCCCTGTAATCCCCAAATCCCCACCTCACGCAGTAACCCCATATGATCTCTATTCTCAATCCCTTCAATAATAATTTTGTCACAGTGTTTTTTGATTGATGCAATCAGCTGGTTGAAGGTTGGTTTCTGCACCTGTTCATTAAAGAAGCAGCGATCTACCTTTACAACCTCAAAGTATCCTTCGATCAAACTAACTACATTCGCGTTTCCTGCGCCAAGGTCATCGAGCCATAGCCCATTTACACCCTGGCTCAGCGATTTTAATAAGGGACTTTTCAATCCCTTATCCAAACCAGGGAAATGCTCAGAAAGTTCAAGTTTGATGAATGACATCGATTCGAAAGTTTGTCTAAGTATGTAGTCATGACGTATTAAAAAAGCCATTTGCTGATCAATGTTCAGTGTACAAAATAGATTCTTTCGTTCGAACCACGTTTGCATAGTGGCAATGTTTCCACATTGTTCGTATAGGAAAAGCCGCTTCCTATCTAAATCCCAAGATGAAATTACGAATTCAGGGTGAAGGGGGCGTCCATCTGAGGCAATGAAGCGAGTGAGAAGCTCAACGCCTAACAACCTCTCGTCAATGCTCACTATAGGCTCAGCAATGAATGCAGTATCCATAACAAATACCTTAAATTTTAATTAAAATTATATTGTAATTTTTATCACAATAAAGCAATAGTATTGCTAAAATTTGTGGTACGGATGCAGGGTTTTGACTAAGCGATTGATATAACATGACTTTTTACTTTGCGGTGGGTGTTTGCTGATTGTTATATATTAGTCTTGTGATGTATTTCTGGTTGTTTTTTTGCTCGGTTTTTTGTTTGATACTGGTTCATATTCACCTAAATATATAAGTAATGTAATAATGTTCTATTCGATAAGTTAACGAGGGGCTTACGCCCCTTTTCTTATGGGTTGTCAATTTTTGAATAGCGTAGCAATTCGATGTACTGCTGTAGCTCAACAGGGGAGGCGGCATTCTTGCTGTATGTTTTGAAACTCTCCGTTTCTCCTCTCGAATGTCCCAGAAGAAGGGCTATGCGATCTTCTGGGACGGGGTTTAACTTATCTCGACCAACCCCGCCCCTATCCAGAGTTTGAGCAACGAGATGCCTGATCGAGTGAAACACCTTGTTTTCCTGCCCTGGGAGAATGTCGCGTTTAAGTCGTCCAAAGCGGTTTACATGCCACGAGGAGCGCTTGCCGTCCTCTCTCTTGGTCACACTTGCACGGTAGAATAAAAAACCGTTGTGCGGCTTCTGGCAGCGTTCCAGAACCATTGTTCTAATCGCACTATGAAGTGGAACCAACCGCGCCGCATTGCGTGTCTTACCCTCCGTAACCTCGAAACATAGCACCCCCTCTACTTCACAGATATTGTCTGATTTTAAACTGGCTATTTCATTAATGCGCATCCCGCTATAAGCGGCGATAGTGGTCACATCCCTTAGCTCGTCCTCTCCTAACTTGTTAAACGCGCTAATGAGCTTCGTAATATCCTCTTCCGTGAATGCCTCGTAACTCTGGCGGCTCTGCGCTGTGTTGAGTTTATGCCCCCTGAACACGTTACTTTCCAGCGGTGGGGCGTCCTGGTATCGGGAAGAGGCAAGATCGAAAATGTTTGCCATTGCTGATAGATAGTTAGCCACTGTCTGGACTGCCTTTGTCTCTCTGAGATGATCAAGCCAGCCTGTAACGGTGGTACGGTTGATATCGTTAAGTTCCACATCCTTCTTTCGCAGGTAATTCAGGAATAGTTCTACGGCTTTCCTGGTCTTGCTTAATGTTCCCATTTTCAGGCGATCAGCGTTATGCATAAGGTAGATCTCTAACATCTTAATCAGAGAAGGGCATTGGTAGATAATCGGCGCTGATGCTTTCGGGGCAGCTTTCGCGTACTTAGCCACGCTCTTTAAATAGCTGATCGTGTCCTGCAAGCTGTCCGGTTTTGGAGGCTCTGCAATTTGCCTGATGTGGTGAAATTCATCGGCTATAACATCACGCTTCCTACGAGCCACACGAAGATCGGAAGTTTTCAGACTACGGACGAGAGTTTTTCTTCCACCAAATGCATTACGGAGCCATACAGGAATTGATATCCTGACGTAATAAACTCCGTAACTATCGGAAATGATGTATTGATCCGGCTTGTATTTCATTTTCCACCCCGTTAAAGTTGAGGGGCGTTTATCATGTGCAGGGTGAATGCCAGATTATCAGCGTGCGTAAAAATCGTTAAATCAGGTAGTTGCGAAGGTCGTAGAAGAAGACCCGAACACAAGATTTATCGCGTGTTACACTCCTATTATCGGCACCAGTTATTTCAATTACTTATCTTACATTCAAGTAAACTACGTTCTCCTCCTGTGCCGTATCTGTGGCATTGAGACCAATAATCGCATCAATTTTGCTAGCGTGCTCTGTCAGGTGTCCGGCAGATAAATGCGTATATCGTTGAACCATTTCCAGTGTCTCCCATCCCCCATTTCCTTCAGCGCCAGAAGTGAAACGCCAGACTGAACGAGCCTGCTCGCCCATGTATGCCTGAGGTCATGGAAGCGGAAATTGCTATTTCCTGCCCGCTTTAGTGCCCCTTCCATGCCTTATTACTATCTGTCCGCATTTTTCTGACCGCTGCTGTTTAGCTGGCATTCTTAGAGACGAACGGCTTCGACAAGCCGCTGACGCCGAAATAATTTTCAGAAGGAATAGAAAGCGCCATGCGGGAGTTTAATCACGAGTACTGCAAGGAGAGAAAGACCCCCGGTACAGCAGGCCGAAGCTGAGGCGGATTTACTGGACGTCATCCGAAACGATCTGGATTTGGGCGGACAGGCAAAACATCTCGTGTACGGGAAGAACGACGATCCATCAGAAGTTCAGCCACGCATGACCGGCTTTGATCAGTTAAGCGAACATGTCAGCGCGATGCTCAAAGGCAGCCAGCGGCAGACACATTCAGAAGAGAAGCAGGCCGCCTGAGGGCGGCTTTTTTCTGCCCGGAGGGAAACTCCAGAATGCTGTTAAGTAAATCAGCCTACACCAGGCATATGGGCGTCAGCCGGCAAACTGTTTATGGCTGGATAGCCCGCGGTGAAATTGTTATTTCAGGCGATAAAGTTGATGTTGACGCATCGCAGGCTAAACAAAATTCTGCTGGTGCTGGCGAACACCAGACTGAAATGACGTGGGCGCAGGCCGCCGCATGGGTATGGAAGCATGACGGCGGGAAAGCGCTGCCGGCTGATATTGATGCTGGCCAGCGAATAGAAGCCGCAGTCGCTGAACTGGGTTTTGATGTTCAGCACGAGCCCGATGAACAATTGCTGATTCTCTTCCGACTGGATGAAGAAACCCACAGCTTCTATGGCAAAGACCGTGCAGCGGGCGCTTTACGGTTTCTTCGTTCTGAGCTGGCTTCGTTGCCACAATGCACTCCGATACGCTGGATGACTGGAACAAAACTGGTTTAATGCCACTCTGCCTGCTGGACGGCGAAAAACTGTAAACCTCCCAGCCCCTCAAACTTGACACTTTTTCGCGAGAAACTGGGAAAAGTGTCAACCCAACCTAACGGATCCTCACGCCTACGAACAGCAGCTACAGCAGAAGTGTAAAGGGCTGGCGTTGAGATTTGTTGAGCCTTGGCTGTTAGCTTTTGTTAATCCTGATGCGAAGCAGGGCAGCTGTCAGCCTGTTATGGTTTGTTATGCCTTACTAGGGAAAACTAGGGGAAAGTGTCAACCGCTACCCCTTTAGAAAACTTCAGGTGCGGAGCGTTAGCAGTACCTGTCAAAACCTGACATTTGATCGGGAAAGTTGTCAAATGTTGTCACCCACCGGCACAGCCGGCGGGGATTTTTGGCTGTAGAAGCTCTAAGTTACAGTTGCATCGAAGTGTTAAGTAAACACAACTTCCAAAACAGTATGTTGTGTTTTGAAAACCCAACATAAATTCCACCAAAATGAAATTTATCACGATTACTTCTAAAAATAGCCAACTGCTATTATAACAGCATAAATTTGTACGTTTTTTGCTCGAATTGACTATGCAAATTATTGATCTTATATTTCTTTAATCTGTCAAATTATGAAATGGGAAACATGGAAGGAGTTTATGTGAACAGTAACGTTAAATTTATCAGTTCGATCTCAACTGAAGGTGAATTTGAGACGCTGATCAAAAGATATGCTGAGGAATTATTCAAAGGAAATGCCTATCTAGTTGGTGGGCCTTACGATAATGGAAAGGATTTAGTTATTAAGCGCAATGAAAGAGAGGTTCGGCAGGCCGCACAGATAACTATACAAGAAAAGAAAATTGAAGAAAAACTAGAGGCAGATCTTTTAAAGGTTGAAAAATTAGTTGATAAGGATAATTATCCACCAATATTGCATTTTTTCTGGAGTCATCCCATTTCAGAGTATACATTGGATAAACTTAGAACTGGTGCAATGACAAATCATTTTATTTCCTTGGAGTTTTATGATGCAAAAAGAATTGCGCAGGATTTAACAGATCATTACCCACACCTTCTTAATTACCTTATAAAAGATATTCATAAGATTGATATTCAGAACGATGAACCAATAAACTTTCAGCAAAGGGCTTTTTACGAGTATCTTCTCCTTAGTAAAGACAGTACAAATTTAAAGAATGCTATTATAGATGCAAGTATACTCTCCCATTTGAATGAAGGTGGCAAAACGGTTGAAGAGTTATTAGGTTTACTTCAAGGTGTTAACTTAAAAATAGGCAGCTTAAAAGGTAAATTACAAACACTCACACGTAAGGGCAAAGTAATTAATCAAGATGGTATTTATACGCTTAGCCAAGAGGAAATATCTAAACTTGAGAATATAAAACTTAGAGATAGTACTCGTAAACAAGATTTAATTAAAACTATTAGTGATAAACTAGCAAAACATACTGATCAAGATTTAGCCTCCGAAGTCGTGAAGTTAATTATCACTGCCTACGAAGAATCAATAAGCATTCAAATAACTGAGAGTAAATTTGAATCTCCTAAACTAAAAATTTTTCAAGCGACAATTAATAACTTAAAGATTTTAATAAACGAAAGATGCGGTTTAGATAGAGAGAAATCTGAAGCTTTGGCTAGTGAATTGCTTGAAATAGCAGGTGAAAATGAATATTTGTCAGAGCATTGCTCAGCAAAATTGTGTGTTAACTTCTTGAGTGATAGTAAACTTGAAAAGTATATTGAAGATAAAAGTTTCTACATTTACCTTGATGCACCTGTATTGATACCATATCTAATAACAATAATGTTTAAAGATATTTCTTTGTTTGATAAATCAATACGAAACATTAATCTTTTGAGAGAGAATATTAATTCCATTAAAAACAAAAGATTAAGAGTGTCAAATGAACATTTTGAAGAAACTGCTAGACATTTTTCACAGGCAGAAAAGTTAAGCCAATTTGTTACGGACGAGTTAGTAGAGCAACTAGGGGAATCAAAGAACGTATACTTTAATGTATATATGAAGTGGAAAAAGAAAAGAGATGATAAAACCAACTTCGAAGATTTTACTAGTGCATTCTTAGGACTTGAAAAAGAAGATGTTAATCTAAATGATAAATTTACAGCTTATTCAAGTTTTATTTTTGAGTTATTAACAGCTGCTAACTTTGATGTTATAGATAATAAAGACCTTGTTCCCTATGATTTCTTAGAGAGAACAAGAAGAAAATTTATTAGAGAATCTACATCATTTAGACATCCCAGAGCAGTTGAGAATGATATATATTGTGCCCACACTTTAGGTGATGAGAAACTTCATCTTGACTCAAGGGGTTATTTTAGCACCCCTATGCTGATCACTCTAGATACCTCCCAATATCTCCTAAGAAATATAATCCGTCGAGAAAATAAATTCGCTGAGTGGCTCATTTATACACCTCAACGTGCGATTGAAAGACTTTCTTTAGTTGGATTAAAAGTATCATCTGAGTCTCTTAAAGATGGTGTGTTAGCTACAATATCTGAAGAATATTTCTTTAAAGAAAACTCGATGAGTTTACTTGATACGTTATCGGTGATTATCGACGATAATAATAACAGTGAAGGGGATGTAATTAAGTTTGTTACTTCGTTGAGAAGAAAAGTAAATGAAGAAGCCTTAGACTATTCAGAGATTGATGTGGGGCATTACAATAACATCAGCTATGTGTTGCTATTCATACATCGTGAATTTAGGGATGAATTTACTAAGATAATAAAACTTTTCTCTGATGCCAGTTACCAAGACACACTAACTAAACTGCTTATGTCTAGCATAAAGGGTGAGTTTGATGAGAAGCAGAGGGATAGACTGCGCGAAGAAATGCAGGCAATACTATTGAGCTATAAATAA